GGTGCAGTTACCGTTAATTCTACATACAACAACGATGCTACTATAGGTGGTAGTGCTACGGTAGCAGGAAACCTAACAGTTGCTGGTTCTGTATTTTCAGGCGGTATGCCGACTTTAGGTGGACTTACTGTAACAGCTAAAGCCACATCTGGTACTGTTACTTATGTTGCTGGAATTAACATCAATCCATTTACTGGAGGAGCACAACAGGTTACGACCCTTCCTGCTGCTACGGTGGGAGTGGTTGTTGTACATGCTCAGTCCGTGGACACCACTGGTGGAACAGCATTTTTAAGTTTTGATTGTGCAGGTAGCGATGCTTATGAAACGGGTAGCATTATAGAGAGCCGTACAAGTAGTGCGGTTACGTTTGATGCGTCTACAGCCGGAGAAACTCTATTAAAGTATACTCCTGCTAACGCAGCAACAAACTTGTTCAGCATTGGTTCTTACATCTACTTTACTTGCACAACAGCAGGTCTCTGGAATGTTTCGTATAACTTTCAAAGTCTTGGCGCAGGTACTACAGGTACGTTTGTTTTCGCAGCCTAATGTTTAATTTGGCGAGGTTAACGCCTCGCCTTCATTTATAGGAGGCCGAAATGGCAGGATCAGACGTACAAGTCGCATTTATAACAGATGAAAACGCAGCCGATCCCGATAGGTTGGTTACAGCGGCAAGACCAAATACAGCAGCAACAATGGCAGCAACCACTTTTCTAGGTGGAGGTGCTCGAAATGTAACAGTAACAACTACAGGTACTGGGGATAACGCAAAAACAAATACAATCGTAGGCACGGATGTTTTTGGTAATGCAATATCCGAAGTTATAGTTTCAACAGGATCTGCTGAAGCGGTTGCAGGGGCAAAATTATTTTTAACCGTTACCTCTGTAACAAGTTCGGCACAGTTTGCAGCTAACATCACAGTTGGTTCTGGTAGTTTGTGTGCCAAGGCTGTTGGCGGTGGTAATCGTGTTCGCCTCGTAGGAACTTCAATTGTATCGGCTGGAACAGCCGGATTGGTTGATTTTTATAACGGAACACCTGAAGATGGTTCCATTGTATTTAAAGCTCAAACCATTGGTACAGACCACGCAACAGTAGACAACACTATTCCTGATGAGGGCTTATTATTTAGTAGTGGTTTGGCTGTTGGATATACCGTTGCTACTGTTTCATTAATGAATATCTTTCATTCGTAAGGATTCATAATGGCTTCTAAAAAAGGGGAAATGCCAAAACGAAATAAAAAGAATTTTCGTCCCACGAAAAAAGGGGCTGGAATGACGGAAGCAGGGGTTAAGGCTTACAGAAAGAAAAATCCCGGATCAAAGTTGAAAACAGCCGTTACTGGTAAAGTTAAGCCAGGCAGTAAAGATGCGAAGAGAAGAAAGTCTTTCTGTGCTCGTTCCGCAGGTCAGATGAAGAAGTTTCCAAAAGCGGCAAAAGATCCTAATAGTCGTTTACGTCAAGCTCGAAAAAGATGGAAATGTTAGATGGCTATATCCAGAGGTCAGATGTCCAAACAAATATCTAAAGGGGGATCCAAAGTGCCTAAAGACGCTTGTTATAAAAAAGTAAAAGCTAGATACAAAGTTTTTCCTTCTGCCTATGCTTCTGGAGCTATTGCTAAATGTCGAAAGGTTGGAGCAAAGAACTGGGGAAATTCATCTAAAAAGAGAAAAAGGTCTGTTACTAAGAAATTAGTTAATGGTGGATTTATCGCTATGGGCTGTGGTGATGTTCAAGAAAACAGACGAAAAGAAACTAGAATATTCTAATGGCTGTTAGAAAAACAAAAAAAGGGTTGGCTTTAAAACGTTGGTTCAAGGAGGATTGGAAAGATGTTAAAACTGGTAAACCGTGTGGTCGTAAAAAGGGTGAAAAGCGTGGTGTCCCGTATTGCAGACCTACTAAAAGGGTTAGTAGTAAAACTCCTAAAACTTCTAAAGAAATGTCTTCCTCAGAAAAAAGCAGTCGCATCGCCCAAAAGAAAAGTCTCGGTCAACCAAAAGGCAAACCAAGGAGGGTCAAAGCAACGAGCCGTAAAACCAAGAAAGCCTAGATCAGACAAGGGGAAGGTCAGAAAAAAATAATGTCCTACTTACAAAGTAATATACCTTATTTTAAATGCTGGGTTCGTCGTGAGTATACTCACAACCATGAGAAGTATCATGGAGAGTTCTTACATGCTATGGTCATTGCTGTCACAACGATGCCAAACAGATGTCTTAGTTTTCAAGTTATATTTACTGGTAACGAGGCAGACGAGCAGGAAGAAGATACAGTTCACGGTGGTGCTATGTGGGCAAGAATGCCCATTACAGCATTAGTTGGAGACATGAGACTCGAAGAGTGGCCTGAACCAATGGAAACCTATGACGCTCAACCTTGGGATTGTTCGTCTTATAACCACGCTGTTTATGTTTTAGATAGAGCAACTCCTTGCCCGTGGTTAGCAAAAATAAACGGAGAAATGTTCCCAGCTAAATATTTGTTTACTGTGGATTACTCAGAAAGCGAAATAGCAGATGATCCTGCACAACACAAACAATCGCATGTTTTACAGCTTCTCGACGCAGGAGAGTGGACAGGAAACATCGTTGCATTGCCGAATAACAGGATTCGTGTTACACATCCTGCATGGTTTCAAACAGGAGAAGGAGCACCCGATTTTAGACCTTCTCAACATATACACTATTCAAAGTCCGATTTAGACTATACACTAGATGTGAATAGGATATTCGACAATTTATATAATGATGGAGAAGAAAATGATGAAAAAAGCTAGAGGAATGAAGCCTAAAGGAATGCGAAATGGCGGAAAAGTTATGAAGCCTAAAGGAATGCGAAATGGCGGAAAAGTTATGAAGCCTAAAGGCATGAAAAATGGCGGAAAAGTTATGAAGCCTAAAGGAATGCGAAATGGCGGAAAAGTCATGAAATCCAAGGGCATGAAAAATGGTGGCAAGGTTATGAAATCCAAGGGTTACGCAATGGGTGGCAAGGTCAGTCCTCGTAAAGCAATGGCAATGGGTTTTCAAAATGGTGGAGAAGTTATTGATCCGATGAATATAAAACGAGCGGTTGATTTTACTCGTTCTGTTATGGCTGATCCAACAACAATGGCAAAGCCTCGAATGAATGTTTCTGGGATGAACGAGAGAGCTATGGATGACGCTATGCGGATGAAAAGAGCGCAGATGTCCAGTGGTGGTATGCGTCCACGACCTATGGCAGTAAAAAAAGGTAGCATGACTTAATGACAACTTCTGGATCCACAGATTTTGAGCTAGATGTCGCTGACATCATAGAGGAAGCGTATGAACGGTGCGGATTAGAGGTCCGCACTGGATACGATGCTCGTACTGCTCGTCGATCACTAAACATAATGTTTGCTGATTGGGCGAACCGTGGTCTTAATCTTTGGACGGTAGAATTTGCTGCACAGACCGTTGCTTCTGGAGTTGTTGAATATCCTCTTGCTCCAATTACTATGACAGTCTCTAGTTCTTCAAGTTTTTCTGTTGGAGAGACTATAACAGGTGGAACAAGCAGTGCTACGGCTTCTATTCTAACGTTGCCTACAAGTACAACGATGACATTAAACGTTCCTTCCGGCACATTCGCCGCGTCAGAGACTATAACAGGTGGAACAAGCAGTGCTTCAACCACGGTGTCGGCTGCACTTTCGTTCGAAGATTCAAGAGCCGTTGGAGATCTTCTTGATATCGTTATTCGAAGATCTGGTACGGATCTTTCGATGACAACCCTAGCAAGAGGAGATTACCTGGCTATACCAAACAAGGCAACGACAGGAAGACCGACTCAATACTACTTCGACAGACAGATATCGCCTGTTCTTAACGTGTGGCCTACACCAGAGAACAGTACGGATGAACTTAGATACTATTATGTAAAACGTATTCAAGATGCTGATGCTCTTGTGAACACAACTGATGTTCCGTTTAGATTCTTTCCTTGTATGATAGCTGGGCTTGCGTATTACATCGCATTGAAGAAAGCTCCTCAAAGAGTTCAGATGTTAAAAGTTGTTTACGAAGAAGAATTTCAAAGAGCAGCTGACGAAGATGAAGACAGAGTTTCTCTTAAATTACAACCTGACATTCAATACTTGAGGGTCTAATGGCTAGGTATGCTTCAGATGCTAATGCGTTCGGAATTTCAGATAGGTCTGGATTTCGATACAGGTTAGGGGAAATGAAAAAAGAATGGAATGGACTACTTGTTGGACCAGATGAATATGAGCCAAAACACCCTCAATTAACACCATCAAAAGCTCCTATGGATCCGCAAGCTTTAAGAAATTCTCGACCGGAACCAAGTTTAGATGTGGAGAGATCTATTCAATACGGGTTTAATCCCGTTGGATACAACGATTACAATAACTTTATTACAAACAATTTAGTTGCTACTATTTCTGTAGGAACAGTTACGGTGACAACATGAGTTATACCTTTACTACATTAAGAAACGCTGTTGAACAGTACACTCAAAACGATGAGGCAACATTTGTTTCGAACATTGATTTGTTTGTTAGAATGGCAGAAGAAAGAATTTTAAAGTCTGTTCAGTTAACAGTGTTTCAAAAGAACGCTTCTGGATCTATGACTTCAGACAACCAATTCTTAGCTGTTCCATCTGATTTTATTTCACCGCTATCTCTGAGTATTACAAACAGTAGCAACTTTGATTTTCTATTGTTTAAAGATATTGAATTTGTTCAGACATATAATCCGAACCCTGCCACAACAGGTGTTCCAAAGTATTATGCTCAATTTGATATAAATAGTTTTGTTCTTGCCCCTACTCCAAACACTGGATTTACAACTACGCTAAGTTATTTTTATCGACCTACGAGTATTACACAAGAACTTTTAATTCTAACCGTTGGAGCTAGTGGCAGTTTTAGCACGACCGAAACCATTACAGGTGAAACGAGCGGTGTCGTCACTACAATCAGTGCTCTTCCGTCTTCTACTACAATGACCGTCGTAGTTCCGTCAGGAACATTTACAAATGGAGAAACCATTACAGGTGGAACGAGCGGAGCAACCACAACTGTTACATCTACTGGTGCAGACACTGGAACTACTTGGTTGAGTGAAAATGCAGAGTTAACGTTGTTATATGGAACATTAGTCGAGGCGTACACCTTTATGAAAGGAGAAGCCGATATGTTGTCTCTTTACAATAACCGTTTTATGGAGTCGTTATCCAGGTTAAAGAACGTTGGTGAAGCAAAAGAAATTTCTGATGAGTATAGAACGGGACAAATTATGAGGCAGAAAACGTAATGTTAACAGAACCAATAGGAATTACTGTTGGCTCCGTAGGAGTTCAGACTACGGATAACAGGGGGTTTACTCCTGAAGAAACAGCGATGCGATGCGTTAATAAGATTATAGGTATATCGGACAATGCACATC